CGTTAAAGCAAACACTGGACACAACCCTTCCATACACTCCCGAAGATGTTCTGGATATCCGATTTTGAATTTATTTTCACTCAAATCATAGTATTTCCATTTTGCCACTCCAGTGTACAACCGGAAAATAGTACATCAGCAAAATCAATAACATGACAGCGTCTCCATAAGGCTGGTAACTCACGAATACAATCCTGTCGAGTTAAGTTACTCAAATTCATAAACTCATTCGTGGTGGCTAAAATTATCTCACTATTAAAAAATTTAGTGTCCTTATTTTCAGCACGAGCACAATCCAGGGGGTATTTGACTTCTGAGATCATGTTTATAAAAGTGCGCCATTGAGCTATTCCCTGTTGTCCAACATCATCCATATAAAAAATAGATTCATTTTCATATGCATCATAAAAATCTTTTCCATCGTTGATATCCTTGACTTGGTGTGCATAACGGGTCATTGGCAAGCATTGTAACACTCCGTTCATTGCACGCGACTTTCCACAACCAGGAGGACCTTGAAGTACGATACCAATAGGTTCCTGTCTTGAACAATTTTCAAAAGCGTCTATTCGGCGCTTCAATTTCTGGAAATCCATGTAAATTGCGGCTACTGCTGGTGATCTGCGAGCCCACGTTATAAAATCTCCATGGTTTACTTCTGAATAAAATCGCTTTATTGTTTCTCTGAAGGTGTTACGTAACAATTTCTCTCCTACATCCTTATCTTCCACTAATTTTTTCATTTTGTACAAATGCGCATGGGTGCCAAAATTACCTAGCGACAACAATAGCTCACGCATTTTTATCGTGAAAGTGTTTATGGGTAATAAACCCAAAATAAAATCTATACCGGAAAAAACTAGAGAAAATAAACGATGTAATCCGGAAATATCTTCGCTCAATTTGGCGTGGGAAAAAACATTAATACGTTTAATGATCTCAAATAAGGGAGGTGGCAATAACAAGGATATTGAAGCCAAACAAAACTCTTCCAACATTTCTGGTTGGAATTTTGCTTTTATTCGACGTACTACTAGATAAAAATCAGTTAACGATAACACTAAATCAGTAACTGATAAACCCAGCTCACAATTACGTTTAAATCTAACCACCAATGAAATGATATTCAAAATTAAATCCATTTCAAACTCAGATTTCAAAGTCTCTAAACCACGCTTACACTTTCCCAAAATTTCCACGATATCTCTCACTAAACTCATAGCATCCATACAATCTCCTAAAAAACCCTCTTGTTGAAATTTTCTGGTTTCAAATAATAAATACGCAAGACGCTTTTTATTAAAGCCTTGAGTAAGGCCCACCAATTTTATCACGTTATTAACGTCTCTAATAACTGGGTATTGTCCAAGTTGAAAAGATTTTTTACTAACACTTCTCATTTCATTCGTTTTTAAATAATAATAAAAATATTTTGTTTGGTTTGTTTTTAGTTCACTCATATTTGGGTTGGCTATTCTTTCAACATTTTGCTGAAATTTCGCCGAATTCTTAAAATTGCTTTTTATAAATCCTTATGTAATACAGATGGCCATGGGTACTACCCTCCACCATCCATCAACTCACACGGAAATATTTAGTGCGAACTCTTCGTTTCTAAGAGCTACACCTAGAAGCATAAACTACTTTTATTTTCGATAAGATTTTACTCTCTCGGGCTTGTTTTGACTAGTTCACTTTCCGATACCATCGGACGTTTCAAATGAACAATATTACTACTTTCGTCTCTCATGATCTTTTACGATCACATGGTGTATCGCCAACACCAGACAAATCAC